ATTTGGCAACTCAAGACTATATACTAAAAAACAATGTTGATTTTGATAAAGATAAGATCATTATAAATCGTGAAGGAGAATCTCTTAATCTTTGGACAACTATTGGACCAGCAATAGCAAGATATAAGACAGACATAGAAGATACTTTGGCAATGGCATATCACTCTGACTTTATTAGAGAGCCAATTCTTAGCCCAGGTTACAAGTTTGGTATTACTGCTTTAACATATTTTAATGATGATTATGAAGGCGGAGAGATTGACTTTATCGTTGATGGAGAATCCTATATGTATAAACCAGAAGCAGGAGATCTTCTAATATTCCCATCTGGACATCCAGATATTTTAACTAAAGAAGGACAGGTATACCTACACGGAGTAATGCCAGCAAAGGGAGAAAAAAAGTATATCTGTAGAATGTATTGGATGAAGTATGAAATGGGTGATGATCAGTGGTTTGAGAAAGAGGCTGAATTTGGAAAGGATGTTTGGAAAGAAATGCAGCCAGACATTATGCAAAATTTTAGAGATGCTCACCCAAATAAAATGAATGCTGACAAAGAAAAGAGAATAAAATGAACCTAAAAAATAAAAATAGACTTACAAAAGACATTGTTGTTTATGAAAATTTTATTGATGAAGAGACTTGTCAGAAGATGATCCAAGCCTTAGACTCTCAGGCAGATAACGGAAAAATCTCTTGGATGCCTATATCGTTCTATGAATCATACTCTTCTGTTCTTCCACAAGACAACGACCAAGAGGTTATTGACGCTGGACTATCTCCAACTATCTTTTCAGACATTGAAAAAACAATGCCAGAAGCAATTGCTTCAGTTCACGACCTAGATCCAAAAATAATTTCTAAGATTGGATACCACACACAAAAGTGGGAGCCAGGAGCATATGCAAGAATTCACTCTGACAATACAGATGAGCATGGAAAATCTGGAGCATTTACAAGAAGCAGATATGCAGGATTTTTATATCTAAACGATAATTTTGAAGGCGGACTACTTAAGTTCCCAGGACAAGATATAGAGATTCAGCCAAAGGTTGGAATGCTTGCTGTTTTTGATGGGGGATTTAACAATATGCATGAAGTATCCTTAATAGAAAGTGGAGTAAGATACACCATAGGATCTTTCTGGGATGACAGAGAAGAGTCTGCTTATCCAGAAGAACTTCGTGCACAATGGAAAGAAGAAATGCAAAAAATTAGAGATATGCAAAAGATTGAAAAAGAACAATGGCAAGAGATCCTTAAAGAAGGATATAAAATTGATAAAGACGGAAACAAATATAAAATAGAGGAGCTTTAATAATATGTCAGCTTTTCTAAAAAATGAATTAGAAGAAGGTGGTTTTTCTGTTACAGAGATTATTGACAATATTTTAGTCGTTGAAGATTTTATATCCAAGGATGAAGTTTCAGAGCTTATGCTAATAATTAACAGTTATGATAACGAAGCTTGGAAAATTGAATATTTGCAAAATTTAGAAAAATTTTGTTTACAAAAGTTTGGCAGAGATGATGTAGATAATTTAGTTGCTGAGGGTAAATTTGAGATTACTCACAACTGGGAAGACAAAAATCTAAATATATCAGAATATGAAATTTCCAATACTATTCCAAAAAGACTTGAAGGCTTTGTTAATAAAACAGGAAAAAATCTACAGGTTAGTGGTTTAAAAACATTTCAAAGAATGCAAGATGGTGTAGAGCTAAAAGCACATACAGATCAACATACAGATCCATCAATAAGGTATGCAACAATTATATATCTAAATAACGACTATAATGGTGGTGAGATATTTTTTACCAACAAGGATTTAGAGCTAAAGCCAAAGCCAGGATCTTTATTGATTTTTCCAGGTAATGATGAATTTGATCATGGAGTCAGACATGTTCAAGCTGGCCCAATTAGATATGTTCTAGTTGGATTTATTAAAGAAAGAAATTTTTATGAAAATAACAAATACTAAGGAGAATAAAAAATGAATAAAAAGATTCTAGAAGAAAAAATTTACTATTATGAGGATGGCGTTAAAGACTTTGACCTACTCATGAACACCATTGATGAGTTAGACAAGCTAGAAGAAGATTCTGAATCATCTACCTGGTTTGACTGGACAGCTTCTAATGATAAAGATTTTATTTATGGATCTACTAAAACATTTGATATTGCTCAAATAAATAATTTAGAGGAACCATATAAATCAAAGATGGCTTTTGTATATAAAACAATTATGGATTCATTCTATGATGTTTCTAAAGACTATGCAACTGCTTTAGGAGATAACGATGAGCCAAGACTATTCCCAACTTTTAATATTAAAAAATATGCTGTAGGAACTTCTATGGGAGCACATTTTGACCAGCTAGATGGGGATCAAACTTTAAGATATTCCTTAGTAATGTATTTAAATGATGATTTTGAAGGCGGAGAAATATCTTTTACTATGTCTGACTACCAGGGTGTTCTTAATAAAACAACTCCTCATCCAGACTATAATCATCCAGAAAATGCAGAATTGATGGATTTTTCTATTAAGCCTAAAGCTGGAAGTATTATAATATTCCCTTCATCAGCACCATATCATCATACCGCCCACCTTGTAAAAACAGGGTTTAAGTATATGGTTCCAGGACACTGGATTCACAATAACATGGAACTACATAAAGGATCTATGTAGCATCAATGAAGACAGCAATAGTCACTGGCGCTAGCAAAGGGGTTGGACTGGCGACAGTCAAGCATCTTTCTGAAAATGGGTACAAGGTTATTGCTGTGTCAAGAAATTTATCTAAGGTTTCTGAACTATTATCAGATAATGTTGAGGCCTATCAATTAGATATTACAGACTCTAAAGCAATAGAGTTATTTTTTGAAAAGTATAAAGATATTACACTAGACCTTCTAGTAAATAATGCGGGTGGTGGATCAGGTCCAACTAATATTATTAATGAAACTCCAGAAAACTTTAGAAAAGCTTATGACATAAATGTCACTGGCCCTATGTATTTATCTCAGCTATTTGTTCCTTGCATGGAAAGGTCAAAGTCTCCAACCATTGTATTTATAACATCTTTTGGTGGAAAAATACCATATCGTGGAGGTGGTAATTATACTAATGCAAAAAGAGGGCAAAGAGGTTTGATAGATACAATGAGGCTAGAGTTTCCTCAGTACAGAATCAAAATTACTGAAATTTGTCCAGCAACTATTGATACTCAAAAAGAAAAAAGAGATAATGCTTTAACTGCAGAAGATTTAGCAAATGCAATATATTGGATTGGCTCCTTACCAAGCCATGTTAATATAAATCAAATAGAGATGTGCCATATCAATAGTAGCAAATTTTAATAACTGTATATGCTAATAGCACTTTATAAAAGATAAAGCTATAACACTAAACTATAGATTGATACAATAATTTTGAGCGTGTTTTTCTTTTTAAAACCATGATATACTTAACACTACTTCAGAAAACATGAAGTACTCACTTAATTTTACTTTGAAAGGTATATAATAAATGTCAGAAAGCGTATTCTCATTCCGTCTATCAGAGGACTTTGTAAATAAGTACTCTACTATCCCAGCACCATTTGGATTCTCAGATGCTGGGTCTAATTCATTAGGAGAGATTACGTTTATTCGTACTTATTCTCGTGTTAAAGAAGACGGGACAAAAGAACGCTGGCATGAAGTATGTCGTCGTGTAATTGAGGGTATGTATTCAGTTCAAAAAAACCATGCTAAAGATAATCGCTTACCTTGGAATGATAACAAGGCACAGAAATCAGCACAAGAAGCATTCCAAAGAATGTTTGAATTAAAGTGGACTCCACCAGGTCGTGGCCTATGGGCATTTGGTACACCTATGACTATGGAGAAGCGTAACTCAGCTTCCCTTCAAAATTGTGCAATGGTTTCTACTCGTGACATTGATCGTAATGACCCAGGTGCCCTTTTTGCTTGGGTAATGGATGCGCTAATGCTGGGTATTGGGGTTGGATTTGATACCCTTGGGCAAGACAAGCAGATGTCTATTTATGCTCCTACTGAGCCAGTATCAATCTATGAAATTCCAGATACTCGTGAAGGATGGGTTGAGTCAGTTCGTCTTTTGATTAACTCATTCTTACGCCAAAACCAATCAATTCAGCAATTCAGCTATGATCTTATCCGTCCTCTAGGAGCCCCTATTAAGGGCTTTGGAGGCGTTGCAAGCGGTCCAGCACCACTTATTGATCTACATACACGCATTCGTAATGTAATTGGTTCTAGAGCAGGTGAAGCCCTTGATAGCCGTGCTATTGTAGATATCGTAAATCTTATTGGTACCTGCGTTGTTTCTGGAAATGTTCGTCGTTCTGCTACCCTTGCTCTTGGTACACCAGAAGATGATGGTTTTATTAATCTTAAGAATCCAGAAGTATTCCCTGAAAGAAATTCATATGATCCAGAAAAACCAGGTTGGGCATGGATGTCTAACAATTCTATTTCAGCAACAGTTGGAACAAAGTATGAAGATTATGTAGATTTAATTGCAGATAATGGAGAGCCAGGTTTTATTTGGCTTGATGTTGCTCGCAGTTATGGCCGTCTTGCAGATGCTCCTGATTATAAGGATACTCGCATTATGGGCTTCAATCCTTGTGCGGAGCAGCCATTGGAATCATATGAACTTTGCACACTTGTAGAAGTGCATTTAAATCGTCATGATTCTAAGGAGGACTTCCTCAAGACATTGAAGTTTGCATATCTTTATGGAAAGACTGTAACACTTATGCCAACTCATTGGCAACAAACAAACGGTATCATGCAGAGAAATCGTCGCATTGGCACATCCCTTACAGGTATTGCTGCATTTGCTGATGAGCACGGACTACCAACAACTCGTGAGTGGATGGATGAAGGATATAATAAAATTCGTCATTACGATCACAAGTATTCAGAATGGCTATGTGTTCGTGAATCAGTTCGTGTAACAACCGTTAAGCCATCAGGATCTGTGTCACTTCTTTCTGGAGCTACACCTGGAGTTCACTGGGGTCCTGGCGGAGAGTTCTATCTTCGTGCTATTCGTTTTGGAAATACTGATCCAATGCTTCATTTGTTTAAAGCAGCGGGATATAAGGTTGAACCAGATCTAGTATCAGCAAATACACAGGTAGTTTATTTCCCAGTTGCATCAGGACATAGACGTGCTGAGAAGCAGGTAAGCTTGTTTGAAAAGATTGGTTTGGCAGCAACTGCTCAGAAGTACTGGTCAGATAATGGTGTTTCTGTAACACTTTCATTTGATAAGGAAACTGAAAAGCAGTTTGTTGCTCCAGCACTTAATATGTATGAGGGCCAGCTTAAGGCAGTCTCGTTCCTTCCAATGGGAAATAAGACATATCCTCAGCAACCATACAGCGAGATTACAAGAGAAGAATATAACGCATATGTTGGCAAGATTGGCAAGATTGACTGGTCTGCTATTTATGATGGTGTAGAAAATCTTGAGGCTGAAGGCGAAAGCTACTGCTCAACAGACGCTTGTGAGATTAAGCTGTATTAATGGTTAAGGGTAGTTCACTTTAACATCATTATGGTATACTTATGGTTATGAGTACAACAAACAATCCATTAATTAATCAAAAGACTGGCTTGCCTATTGTAGGTAATGTTAGAAAAAAGGTCATTGAAAAGAACTATGACTGGGGCCTATATGTGTACAAGAAGTCCACTGGAAAATGGTTTACAGACGGCGACGGTAATGTTTTAAACATTGAATCAATGCGTGGTGATATTGCCAAGATTACAGAACTAAAGAGTGCAGCAAGACACTATGGAGATCCTGGAGATGGTGACGCAGTATTTGTTCCAGGACTAACCAGGATTACTGAAGAAGAACACTCAGAGCAACTTGATCGTATGGTTAATGGTTTGATTCCATCAAGAAATGATTTAGGTGCATGGCATGCAGCACAACAGACTCTTAAGACTCACGGGAAAGAAGCATTTGATGAGTAATGATCAAGACTATACATATATTTCTGCCAGCTTAAATACACAAGAAGAAAAAGATAATCCATTTAAAGAACAAGATCCATTCAATAAGTCTTGGGACATTCTAAAGGATTACTCTGGACTAGATCAAAACTTTCGTAGGAGAACTGCAAGAAATATTGGAAAAGCACTAGACATAAATAATCCAGCATATCTTGACTCAGCAAATGCAACTCCTTCAGGTGTTGATTCTGGATCAAAAGCTATAAATCCTGGAACTGTATATCGTAATGGTTATGGAATCTATGATGTAATTACTCCACCATATAATCTTTATGAACTTGCAAATTTTTATGACACATCATTTGCTAACCATGCCGCTATTGATGCTAAGGTAGCCAACATCGTTGGACTTGGTTATTCATTTGAAGTAACAGATCGTACAATGCTAAGTCTTGAAAATAAAGATGATGAGTTAGCAGTTGGTCGTGCTCGCAAGCGTATTGAAAGAATGAAACTTGAAATGCGTGACTGGCTAGAAAACCTTAATGATGATGATTCTTTTACTAAGACAATGGAAAAGGTTTACACAGATGTTGAGTCTACTGGAAATGGATATATTGAAGTAGGTCGCACAGTCAACGGAGATATTGGATACATAGGACATATCCCTTCAACTACTGTTCGCATCCGTCGTTTACGTGATGGATACATGCAAATTATTGGACAAAAGATTGTTTACTTTAGAAACTTTGGTGCAAGGAATGTTAACCCAGTAACAGATGATCCACGCCCAAATGAAATTATTCATATTAAAGAATATTCTCCATTAAATACATACTATGGAATACCTGACATTATTGCAGCACTACCCTCATTGATTGGCGATCAACTTGCATCACAATACAATATTGATTATTTTGAGAACAAGGCTGTTCCACGATATGTCGTAACACTCAAGGGTGCAAAGCTATCTGGAGAGGCAGAAGATAAGATGTTCCGCTTCTTACAGACAGGTCTGAAGGCTCAGTCACACAGAACCCTTTACATACCGCTTCCTGGCGATACAGATCAAAATAAAGTTGAGTTTGATATGAAGCCAATTGAGAATGGTATTCAGGATGGATCATTTAAAGAGTACCGTAAGCAAAACCGTGATGATATTCTTGTTGCACATCAGGTTCCAATTTCAAAACTTGGCGGGACTGATTCAGCAGCAATCGCAGCTTCAATTGCACAGGATAGAACATTTAAAGAGCAGGTATCTCGTCCAGCACAAGGACACCTAAATAAAGTCATTAGCAAAATCATCAAGGAAAAAACAGATATACTTGAACTTAAGTTTAATGAGCTAACCCTAACTGATGAAATTACTCAGTCACAGATTCTTGAGAGATATGTAAAGACTCAGGTAATGATGCCAAACGAAGCTCGTGAAGCCATTGGTCTTCCTCAACATCCAGACGGAGATGCTCCTTTTGTTATGTCTCCAAGACAGGCAACAGATGCTGCAGCAAACCTTGCTGGGAACAGATCAAGAGATTCAGAAAGAACAAATAGTCAATCTGATGGTCCTGCAACTACAAGTGGTCGCAATGCACAGGGTGAAGGCAGATCGTCTCAATAATTAAGAAAAGTTATAAAAGGTTTGGTATAATAGAAACGCTATGAATATAAATAAAGCACACTGGACCACTGATGGCGACAAAGTTCGCCTATCCATGCCTCTTACAAAGGTTGATGAAGGCCGTCGGATTGTCTCTGGTTTTGCATCACTAGACAATCTAGATAAGCAAGATGATATTGTAACAACAGAAGCATCTATGGAAGCCTTTGCAAAATTCCGTGGAAACATTAGAGAAATGCATCAGCCATCAGCAGTAGGTAAGATGGTTTCATTTAAAGAAGAAAAATATTTTGATCCAGAATCAAAGAAGTTTTATAAAGGTGTTTTTGTTTCAGCATACATTTCTAAGGGTGCACAAGATGCATGGGAAAAAGTTCTAGATGGAACTTATACTGGTTTTTCAATTGGCGGAAGAATGAATAAGTGGGATGATGCTTATGATGAAAAATCAGATAAGTCAATTAGAGTTATTAAAGAATATGATTTGATAGAGTTGAGTCTTGTTGATTCCCCTGCAAATCAGTTTGCAAATATTATGTCAGTTGAAAAAGTTGACGGTGTAGACACACTAACTGGTTCATCAGCAAATACTGTTGTTGAAAATGTATTTTGGGATAAAGAGTCTGGCATTGTTACAGTATCTCAAAATGAAACAGAGCTTAGCCCAGTCTCTGGAGAAGAAATGAAAAATATTGGATTTGTTGAAAAAAGTGATTCAGAAAAAACCACAATGATAAAGTTCTTAGTTGATAGTGCAAAAGGCATTAGAACAATTAAGATAGCAAAGGAGGATAATCCTATGACAGAAAACACAGATGTAGTTGCAGAAGCAACTCCAGAAGTTGAAACAGTTGAGGTTGCTCCAGAGGCTCCAGCAGAGATTGTAGCAGAAACACCAGAGGTTGCAGTAGAGGCTGTAACTGAAAAGTCAGATGTTGCAATTGAAGAGGTTAGTGCTCCTTCTATTGAAGAAGTAACAGAGAAGGCTGATGAAGCAATTGTTGAGGTTGCGTCAGCAACAGCAGAAGTTGCAAAAGCAGTTTCTGATATTCAGAGCTCTGTAACTAATGCCTTGAGCGATCTAGCAGCAACAGTAAAGACTATGCAGTCTAATGTTGATGCAATCACAAAATCTCTTGA